TTCTGTAAGATCAGAGAAAATCTCTACTGCTGGTGAATTTTGTTTTAAGTCTTTGTTTACAACAAGAGCATCTTTACGCTCTTGGTTTAATTCATAATTAAACATTTATTTTTGCCTCCTAATAATTTTAATCTGTTATGTAATAATTTTTATTTAATTAGTTGATAGTAACTTTAACTAATAGACCATTACCGCCAAGCGTTGTTTTCTCAACAATTTCGAAGTTGACTTTATAATCTGCAGCAATAATAGAAGTCCCATCAGCTTTAACCCAATTGCCCGAACTGTCTCCTGCAGGAACTAGTACATCATTTACCGCTAGGGTGGAATAGTCGTCTACAAGAACCGTCTCATCAAGTTCAGCCAATAGATTATCAGCGTCAGTTAGAAAGTCAGCTTTTACATATTCACCTTGCTCAACTTTAAAGTCTGCAGAGTTGCGAACTTCTGGCTTGTCAACGATATTGTTAACAACATGAATCGCTCCTTGTGCTTCCGTAGCAGTAGAAGGTGTAGTAGCCGTTCCAGCCACCTCATCTACAAGAACTGCTTGACCTACCATAAGGTCGGACTGTGCTTTAGTACGTGGATTGTTTTTCACATGCTGCAATGCAGCTAAAGAATAAAATTTAAACATTTATTAATATCCTCCTTGAATATAATTTGAAACCTAAAATAATTTAATAGATTTGATTAAAAAATACTGTCGTCTTCGTTGTTATTAGTTTCTACAACATCAGCAAAGATGTCATCAGCTTTGCTAGAGTTTTGTTCATTTGATGGATTTTGCTTCTTACGTTGCTCAACCATAGCTTGTGCAATAGAAGAGTTAATCTCATTGACAATCTCAGTCATTTTTTCTTGAGAAGGTGCTTGATTAAACTCATTAACCTTTTCTTTCACAACTTCTTTCTCATCATCAGTGTAGCTAGAAAGTTTTTCATTAAGTTCGCCTTTGAGACGTTCATCTTCTTTGTCTTTCTTAAACTGACGAAGTTCATTAAGTTCAGTTTCCATTTCAGAATTCTTTTCTTTCATTTGATTTAACTCGGAGTCAACTTCTTTTTTGCTTTCAACAAGAGTATTTAATTCTTCTTGCTTACTATTAAGTTCACCTTGAACCTCATCAATCTTGGAATCCTTTGTCTTAACATCGTCTTTGAGACTATTGATTTCCGTATTCTTTTCATCGATCTTATTATTAAGATCAACAACTGTCTGTTCGTTTTCTTTGCTCATTTGTTTACGAACTCCTTTCTTTTGGTTTAATTCTAATAAAACTGCCGAATCGTCAGCAGGTTCTATTCCTAATATTGCAGATCCAGAAAAATCAAATATACGGGGGACACGACCTATTTCCTTCCATCCATCTTCGTATGTAATATACTCATGACCTTCTTTAGCACTTATTTCTACGGATGTGTCAGGCATCTTGCTGTCGTACATTTCACTTTTCAGCCATTGAACAAATTTAGGGTATCTTTGATTAAACAAATAACCCTCAGCAATTAACACTTTCTTTTGCTCACCGTTGATTTCAACTGTATCTACATAACCTCTTTCGGTAGTACCAACTACAACCGAATCTTCAAAAATAGGAACACCATCTTTGACATCGGTCAATCCGTGACCAAACGGTTCATCTTTTTCCCACTCGTCTAAAAATTCAGCAGCAATGGGCATATTTACCATACTTTCAAGGTTGGCATTGATATACTCTTCTTTCCATGTGATACCATTCTTGTTATGTTCATCAATTGAGTTATGTAGTTCAAGAACAACCCATTTCACGTAAGTACGACCTGCAAATTTCTTACTTTGATTTATCTCAAGAACTGTACCTTTCAACTTTACACCTCCTTTCATTACTCAATTGGATTAGCACCTGTGTCTTTATTTTTCATAGTGTTAGGGTTATCAGTGTCATTGTCCACAGGTTTTTGATCTTCACTATCACTTCCGTTTTGAGTAAATGAAATAGGGTGAGGAGGGTACTTTTGATCAAAGTTAGCATTATACTCTTCATCCATAAGAGACAAATAGACATCTGGATTAATACCTGTCGCTGCTATCCATGCTTGCAACGATCCTGAACCATGAGTATATAAATCCTTTAGATGTTTAACTTGATCATCACGATTAGCGTGAGTGATAGGTAAATATTTTACTTCAATATAATTCTGCCTATCTTGAATTAAATTAGCATTAATAACCTTGTTAAACTCCTCCTCAATTTGCTCTAACCATGAAAAAATCTCAGCAGATATTAGTTGAATATTGGATTTTTCGGAAGATACGCTACCTCCATCCCCATTCAACATTGACGCTGAGAAACCCAAACTTGCCGATATTCTTTTAATTAATTCGTCTTGATTGTTGACGTTTAGTAAGTCTAAATTTGCTTTAAGTTTTTCTATGCTAGTTCCTGCCGCAACTGAAAAGAAGTTAATTCCTTGTTGTAAACCTTTGGCAAATAGGGCAGATTTGATATTATCATGTTGTGCTTTTTGTTGGTCTTGTGTTAGTGCAGACGTTCCTTTTTCTTTGCCTTCAGGAAAAGTTTGGTATATTACGGTAGTGTTTACTTCGTCTAAAACATTTCGCTTTGATTCTGTAAAATATTCATCATATAACATATCGACAAATGCTGCCATACCAATAGGACGACCCCATTTATCTTCAAGTTTGGCTCTAACTTTGTATGCCATAGTTTTGTCATTATTTAAAACAGCCCAACGTTTATTTCTATCTTGTTTGTAAGACCTATAAGCATCTCGGATTTCTTTAGGATAACGTCTTAATTTTTTAGAACGACCATTGCTAGTAAACTGATCAAAATACATGCAATCAAAAGCAACTATATATGAAGAGTTTTTAAATCCAACAATCCTACAGTAATCAGTAGGAAGGGGAACGATAGCACAATTAAAGTCCATTGCATTAATTTCAGTCATTTCTTCAACATCTACATCAGACAAGTAATTCGGCATAGAATTAGGCTCTGAGACATCGAAATAATAAAAAGCAGTTCCTTCAGTAGCCATCTTGAATAATTTGTCTCGAACAGTATTCTTTTCTTTAACTTTTCTTAATGCCTCAAGGTATTTTTTACGTGCGTTTTTTATACCTCGAATGAGAACTGTCACGACTAAACACAACACGGTCAAGAGTGGGGAGGGAAACCATGTAATCAACAACGTTGGTGTAAACACCATTAGAATTGTATAGGACTCTTGATACATTCCTCAATTCTTCGTTGTATGTATTATGGTCTTTTAACCAACCTTTTACAGTGTCGATATTAAAAGCTCTGTAACCTCTATGGAAATAAGTTTGTAATTGTAAATCATTGTAATTTATTTCATAAGAAGGCTGACTTTGTTCTTTGTTCAATAAATTCACCTCCTAATTTCAAAAGTTAATTATGGTAAAATGCAAATTCATAATCAGATGATTTATCTCGATTCATCTTATTCTCTTCTTCTAATTCTCTTATGTAATGGAGTCCGTAACCTAATGCTGTAACACGGTCACGTTTGGTTGATTTGCTAATTCGCCCATACACAATATTTCCATGTTCGGAAGATTCTTGTTTTGTGTTGCCTAATTCTTGTATCAATATGTCAGTGTTTACGAACATAGAATATTGTTCTTCTGTTAAATCCCCACCTTGGAACTCTGTATCCACTGATGCTGAGTTAGCTAGAAGTTTTAAAGTTCCATCCTCAAAACACTTCTTCATATAGGTATGCATACTGTTATTCAATTGGTTTGTAGCAGATATTCTACGTATCAAAGGTTGCGCATTTTGTAGCCCCATTCTTTCTTCGTCGTCATCAGGGACTAGAGGTGGATACTCAATAACTTCATTCTTTTCATTTGTGTACTCCCAAGTTTCATCAAGCAAAGAAGGAAGTGCTTCACCATTACCACGTACATCAATTACCAATTTAATAGTGTTAGGAAACTTAACAAGCATTTCACGTAAAAACTTTGCTTGGTTAGGTAAGGAAATACCTTTGTGTGTTCTCATATAGACAATTTCTTTATTGTACATCCCATTTGGTTTTTCTTTTAATTTAATAACAACCGTACAAGCATTGTCACTGTAGTTATTATTAGCTAATGCAACGTCATGAGAAATAACATATTGTACCGTTGATTTTCTAGGTTGTTTTAACTCACTATTCTCTAGAACTCGTGAGCCTTCGGTTAAATCATAAGGGTAGAAACTCTCATTTGAATTACCTACAAAAACTGCTTCATATTCATAGGCAAATTTATCAGATGTCATTGAAGGTTTATTCTTTTCAGATTGTATATCGTCTTCATAAAAAATGCCTGCATTTACACCTACTTGGTAGGGTAAAGTACAGACAAAGTAATCTTTATCACCTTGTTTCATATGGTTGTAATGGTTTGTAAAACGTTCATATAAATCACAGTTTTTAAGATAGGCTGAACTAATGTAAATAACTTTACCTTTTTCAACAGGCAACTCATCATTTGGAAATTTCATTGACAGGTCAATCATTGTCTGACGCTTAGTCTTCGTCATAGGAATTAAAATTTCTTCCATCACGCTATCTTTTACCAATCTTGCCTCATCAATCAGCAACTGGTGAAATCTCCATGAACGTGCATTTTCTCCATCATGTCCTAACACAATTGCTCTTATTTCAGAACCGTTTTTAAAATGAACAACACAATCATCTGAGTTAGTTTTGATATTAACAATCTCTCGTTGAACATTTTCATTTTTATATAATTCACCTTTAATTTTCTGAATGATAACGTTACGAGCCTGCTGTCCCTTGCCAGATGCGATGCCTAATTTAATTCCTTTATATAGACACGCTGTACAAATAAAAAACACAGCACTGAGGTAGGATTTTCCCAATCCACGACTTGCAATAAACATTGATTCTTTATAATTAGCCATCGCTCTTAGAATTAATCTTTGGAATGGGTATAAATTAATACCTAAAATATCGACTGCGAACTCATCAATATGATGCCTATAATAAGAAATGAATTCTCTCCATGCCTCTACATTGATTTCTTCTTGTTTTCTAGGATCGTAACTATCAGGATGGTCAAAATTATTATATGTATTGTCTTTTTGTTTACGATTTTTCTGACTGTAGTTATTGTGACTAGCCATTATATCGACTTCCCTATATGACTAAACTCTTCAAGTAACTTATCATAGTTATCTTTGTCTAAATCATTTTTGTGTTCATACACATAAGTATTGTTTTCAACCATTTCAGTAATTTGAGAAAATGAACCTAAAGAAACATCATTTTGACCACGCTTATCTTCAGAGAATTGTGCTGATTTAGATAACGTATCAAAAACTTCTTTAGCCTCTTTGTATCGTTTTTCAGAACCTTTGACGCCGTCTTGCATATCTTGGAAACATTTATCCATATGTAGACTTGCCTTAGCAATCTTTTTTGCATAGTCTTGGTGTGACTTAGTAAGGATTCTGAAATCACGATTAAGTCCAGCTAAATATTCTCTTAGGTATTCAATTTCAGAAGGATAGTAATAACCTAACCACTCACGACTGTATATTTTATCTCCGTCATCTTTTTGGTCTCCTACTACCGATACAGTATCTTCTTCTGAATTGTCTTTTCTCATTTCGCCTATATCTGAATCAGCCCATGTTTTATCCCTGTTTTGACGCATAACTACATTTTTCATATAAGTTTTAAAATGTGAACGATTCAATCTCTCTGCTTCTTCGACAGATGCTTTCCACAGACTGTGTATAAATGGTTTGTCTAACATTCGAAGTATGTTTTGGATTGATCTAATGTCATTTTCGTCAACCAAAGCGTACATACAAGGCTTGCAAATTGTAACCTTTTCATGATACTGGTGGATAGGGGAGTAAGATTTATAATAATCATCTAATTTTTTAGGTTTACCACAACAACTGCATATAGGCTTAGTTTCATTAGCCAATACCAAACACCTCCTTATAGATTCTATTCAATTTTTATTTAGGTCTTCCAACACGAACTGCATTATGACCGTTCGGCAATCCGTGGGCAGCAAACTTTCCACTAAATTGTCTTTCTGCTTGACCTTCACATTTATCACATTTGATTATTTTATCTTCGTATTTCTTCAGTTGATTTTCCATAACATTTTCACAAGATGTACACTTGTAATCATAAAAAGGCATTTAACTCACCTCTAAGTGTGTATTTTTAAATTCAATTAATTGTTCATATGTATTATTTTCACGACCATACAGTGAGTGGAATTTGTAATGCAAATCCTTGTTCATTGGAATTCCAAAACCGTAAAAGTAATGGTTGTTTATTAGAGTTTCTTTTATTAAATCTAACTCTTCATTAGAATAATCACCTATACTATCTTTAACATCGATATTTAACTCATTAAAAGTATCTTCAAGTATATTACTAAAATTTACAACGTGGTGGACAACAAGATCATCTTTATTACCAGTTAGAAAACACTTAAAACCGTAATATTCGAGAGAATCTTGTTTCCATTCTTTTATTTCGCTTCTAAAATGGTGGTTAATAGGTGTTTTACCACCTTGCCAAAAGTGACTGTTTTTACCACTTCTTGATTCGTAATAGCATTTAGAGCAACTTTTATGTCCTTTTCTTACAGTGTCATAAGAAGACTCTTGAACTCCAATTTCGGGATGTTCATTACAGATAAATCTCATCGGCTTGTCGTATCTGACATACTCTTTGTCAACTAATGTGTAGCCCATATCTTCAAAGGTTATTTTTACTGATTCAAAATCTTTTCTTCTATTAACACTTAAAGTACGCCTGCTCTCATCTGTTTTTGAGGCATTGTCAACTCCGTACTTCTTCAGGTTGGTAATTTTACTTCTTTGGAATCTACAGTCAATACAATAATCTAGCCCGTCATTGTATTTTGTGTGTTTGTAATACTGCTTTAAATATTTCTTTTCACAGTTATCGCATTTCACATTTACTTCTAGGTTTGAATTAAAAGGCAAGTCCTTTATATCTATAAGAAGTTTTGTACCTTTTTTGACTTTAAGTCGATTTTGTTTATCTTTGTATTTTGGTATTTCATACCCTAAGCTTTCATAATATTTTATTCTTCTACTTCCTAAACTAACTTCAACTTTCTCATCTAATAACATCTAACCAATCCTTTTAATTTATTTCCTTCTCATTTATAAATGTAATTATATACAAAAATAAAAAATTAGGAAGAAGTGGAGAAGGATTGAGACAGCACTTCTTGTCAGTTAGGCTCATGACTTCCTAACCTATCCTAATTTCGAATCTAATACAAAGATTCATTTATCGAGTCACCCAACAGAGCGACAGTCAGTGTTGGATAACTTATAAATGAACCGTGTAAAATAACTGATTTATCTATAGCCGTCTTTTTCTTCATTAATCTCTTTAAGACGTTCTATATTGTTTTGAACCAATTCAACTATAAAATCTTGTTCAACTTTAAGG